CAAGGCTAAGTGGACTCCAGAGTTAGGACAGGATCTTAACGCTTACCACAACCTTGATGCAGAGGTCGAGTTGACCGGCATTCTCTCCGAGCAGATTGCTCTAGAGATTGACCGCGAGATCCTTGCTGACCTCGTTAACGGCGCTACCGCAGCTACCCGTTACTGGTCACGCGCACCCGGTCTCTTCGTTGATTCCAACGGTAACGAGATTGGTGCTGGTACCAAGGCTCCCGACTTCACCGGTACCGTTTCTGAGTGGTACGAGACTCTCGTTGAGACCATCAACGATGTCTCTGCTCAGATTCACCGTAAGACTCTACGTGGTGGTGCTAACTTCGTCGTCTGTGGACCCGAAGTTGCCAACATCCTTGAGTTCACCGCTGGCTTCCGCGCAAGCGTCACTCACGACGACGAGAAGGGCTCCATCGGCGCTCTCCGCGTTGGCTCACTAAGCAAGAAGTTTGATGTCATTGTTGACCCCTACTTCCTCCGCAACGTGATCCTCGTTGGTCGTCGTGGTGCTTCTTTCCTCGAAAGCGGCTATGTCTACGCACCTTACGTGCCACTACAGACTACTCCCACAATCTTTGGACCGGAAGACTTCGTTCCGCGTAAGGGTGTTATGACCCGTTACGCCAAGAAGATGGTCCGTCCAGATATGTACGGTCTAGTTGTCGTCCGTGGTCTCCTAGGTGAGTCTGGCGCTTGATAGCTAACCAACTCTAAAACCTAAGCCCCCTGCCTTGTGCAGGGGGTTTTTGTTTATGCCCCCACTATTTACTACGACTAGGAGGCTCTATGAATGCCCACAAACTTACAACCAATCTCGCAGACAAGTGCAATTATTCTTTCTCAAACTGGTACGGCAGGAAATGTAGCTGCCGCAGTTCCGTTTGGGGTATATAATAGTTCAGACAACTTTCTCTCAGGTGCTGCCTTACAGGTAAACTTTGTATATAAGCGACTTGGTGGCGATGTTGTAGACATCGAGTTAACAGATTCTAATGTCTACGCTGCCTACGAAGAGGCAGTTTTAGAATACTCCTACATTCTCAACATGCACCAGGGTAAAAATATCTTACCCGATGCTCTCGGTAAGACAACCGGTACTTTCGATCATCTTGGCGACTCTGTATCTGGTCCCTCCGGTGTAAACTTACAATACTCTAAGATAACATTATCTTATGCTAATAAAGTTGGCGATGCTGTTGCAACTATGGCTGGAATTGGTGGTACAACACCGATTTACTCTGCGTCTTTTACAACAGTAAAAAACCAACAGGACTACGACCTACAGTCAATTATTTCCGGTGCGTCAGCCACAGGCTTAGACGACGCGGGCAATGCTGTTCCATACGCAGGAAAAGTTGGGGACTCTAGAATCATAATCGATAAAGTTTTTTATCGCTCCCCAATCGCCATGTGGCGCTTCTATGGCTACTATGGCGGCATGGGTGTGGTAGGCAACTACTCAACCTACGGTCAATACGCAGACGATTCTACCTTCGAGGTTGTTCCTACTTGGCAGAACAAACTACAAGCAATAATGTATGAGGATTCCTTATACACCAGAACTTCTCATTACTCATTTGAGATTCTTGATAACAAATTAAGATTATACCCAACACCCCGAGGCGATGATAACTTTGCTGGCTACCTTGATCGAGTTTGGGTACGCTTCCGCATCGCCGATAACTCTTGGGGCGAGACAGGAGATACCAATACGGGTGTAGAAGGTGTTAACAACATCAACACACTTCCCTTTGATAACATTCCATACGAGAACATTAACTCTATGGGTAAGCAATGGATTCGCAATTACGCCCTCGCATTATGTAAGGAAATGCTAGGGCAGATTCGTGGTAAGTTCCAGACTGTTCCGATCCCTGGCGAGTCTGTTACCCTCAACTACTCTGCGCTTCTATCCGAGGCACAAAAAGAAAAAGATGATCTTCGACAGAAACTAACAGAGATGTTGAAAGAAATCGAATACCCAGAACTCGCAAAGAAAGAACAAGAGAAGGTTACGGCAGCAGAAGAAACTCTTCGCCGCTCCCCACTACCAATCTTCGTAGGATAATTAAATGTCAGATAACGAATGGTCTAGACCAGCATCGCCGCCCCCACCACTTTTTCTTGGAGAGAAAGAGCGTAATCTTGTTAAACAAGTTAATGACGAACTAGTAGAAAAGGTTATTGGACAACAGATACTTTATTACCCTATCGACATGGAGACAACAAATTTTCATGACCTATACGGAGAGGCTATAGAAAAAACTTTCTTGCCTCCTGTGAGAGTCTACGCCCTTGTTAAGTTCGATGATGAGAGCACATCATACCTTGACTCTGTTGGTATTGATAACTCCTCGCAGCTTACCATACACTTTCATAAACGCAGACTAACCGAAGACCAAGACTTATTTGTGAGAGAAGGCGACTTTGTTTTGTATGGAGACATCTATTACGAAATAACAAAAGTTACAACACAGAGAAAGCTTTTTGGTCAAGTAAACAACACATTTGAAATCTCTACCCTATGTAAGAGAGCACGTAAGGGACTATTCGATGCTACCTGATAACTTTGATTTTGCACAACTACCTGATGATAGGGACACTTTTAGTCTCAAAGAGATAGGAATGTTGGGTTCTCGTATTGAAGACATTGACTATGCTATTGTGTCTTGGCTAAAAGAAGATCTAGATCTCTCTACTATAACAAATGAGGGCAACAAAAGAGTCCCAGTTCTTTGGCAAACACCTGAACGTGCGTTTCAGATTAAAAATAATAAAGACATAAGAACTCCTGATGAGGTAGGAGGCGATGCAATTATTCTGCCTGTGATAACTATCGAGAGAACTGGCATCACTAAAGATCCGACAAGAAAGGGCGGCTATCAAGCACAAATCTTTTCAAACCAACGCAATGGCAGAGTGGGTCGTATGACTATTGCTAAGAGAATCAAGCAAGATAAGACCAGAAACTTTGCTGTAGTCGGTAATACTCGCACAAACACATCAGGAGATAGGCAGAAATACTTCCCAAGAGTAAACAAAAAGGTGATCATTGAGACCCTTTCGATTCCTATCCCTATCTATGTGAACCTCGACTACAAGATTATAGTCAAGACTGAATACCAACAGCAAATGAACGACCTCACCCAGCCCTTCATGACGAGAACAGGACAAATAAATTCTTTTATCATGAGAAGGAATGGTCACCTCTATGAAGCATTTATCGACCAAGGCTTTACCCAAAGCAACAATGTCGCCACTTTAGGAGAGGAGGAGAGACAATTCACAAGTGAAGTAAACATCAAGGTTCTTGGCTATCTTATAGGTGAAGGAAATAGTGATGATAGACCTATCGTTACCAAAGAAGAAAACATAGTAGAGATAACATACCCAAGAGAAACAGTTGTTACAGTAGGCAGTGATAACTTTTTTATGGACTAAAGACATCCTGAAGTGTTTTGGCAATCAACACTACTATTTAAACTATGATTAGCGATGCTATTTAGCATTATTTTTATAAAGAGAGGTTCTTAGAATGTCAGTTAAAAGCTTTAAGTTTGTGTCCCCCGGTGTGTTTATCAACGAGATTGATAACTCTTTCCGTCCCCGTAGACCAGACACTATCGGTCCAGTAGTTATTGGACGAGCAGCAAAGGGTCCAGCAATGCAGCCTGTAAAGGTTGAATCATATTCTGACTTTGTTGATATCTTTGGCGATACCATCCCAGGAAATGCTGGTGGTGATGTCTACCGCGATGGTAATTACCAGACTCCGATGTACGGCACCTACGCTGCAAAGGCGTTCTTGAACGCCAATGTTGCTCCACTAACCTACATCCGTCTACTCGGTGAGCAGAACGATAATGCTACTGACCCAGCAGGACTCGCTGGTTGGCAAACCACAAAGAGCCCTAATTCTGCACTCGCAGAAAATGGTGGTGCTTATGGATTATGGCTATTCGAGAGTTCTTCTAGTGGTAACCTTGGAACAGGCTCTTTGGCTGCCATATGGTACATTGATGCTGGTTCGCAGGT